ACAACATCTTAATGCTCGTCACTTTGGCGGAGAAGTCACTTATCAGGCACGTTCCCTTCGAGACACACCGTACATGGCACTCCTCGTTGGACCACCAGGTGTTGGAAAATCGACAATATTCTCCACATTGTCTGATGAGTTGTATGTTAAAGAGGATGAGTTTGCAGATATAATTACAAACTTACGCCGTGTTAAAGATCTTGTTTGGGCTACGGATGCTGGAAAACAACAAAAGCCTGTCGTTATGGCTTGCAATGAAGAACAACTTCTGCGTATGTGGGAACAATGCGGGTATGCTTCAGACACTTTAGAAGCTTTTTACCGTCGTGTTGACCTCTTCAAATTTAGTTGGGCAAAGAAATCACAATTTCTTCCTTTTTCAGATCGTTACAAAAAGGAGGATCTCACTTCACCAGATATGTTTGTGAAATGTGTTGATGTTCATCGTTTTGAGTTCGGCAAGGCACGTGTTGGTGTTCCTTATAGCATCGTCCACGCTCATGTTAGCAATGGAAAACCGAGACAACAGATGGTTGAAGATTATCAACTTTTCTGTCCTAAGCCAGCAACTTTCGAACCAGAATTACAAGTTCTTATCACGCTGCCTTCATCTCATAAAATGCCTGACTCAGCCATGGCCGGTTTGCAACTATTCATGAAACATGTTCGTGGAAATGCCGGAGATATTGGACTCATCTTCAAAATTATGAAAACCATTTCAACTGATTATCCGCACTGTACGCTTGACACTTTTGACGAAATTATGCTTGCACTAGCATCCTATGAAGTTAAAACGCGTGTGCCTACTGCGAGTATTCACTTTGAGAATGGTGTGAAATATTACGTGTGGTTTGATGAATGCGTGCGTGTATGTAAAGAACAACAAGAATTTCGTACTGCAGAGTATGAGGAAATGCCAAAAGCTATTAGTGCCGTTCCAGCTTTTATTCGATCACGTTTTCCACTTCTTGACGTTTTGGGACTTTTCATTAAGATAGGAGTTGGAGTCCTTACAGTCGTCTACGATGG